GCTCTCTCTAACTGACTTCTGTTCTTTCTAAATTTGGAAAGGTGGACACGGGTGATTAAATCACCATTCTCCACATCATCTCTGGACTTTCACCAGCGTTGTCGTCCCCTTACGAGAACCGTCTACTTTCCAACTTCAGAGCCATCTACATCAATAATAATCAATTCTATCCCCTGGAAACTACTAACCTGTAGCTCTATGGAAGATAAGCCTCCCTGGTGGTTAACCCAAAGAGGAAAAAGATTAGAATCGATGATTGAATTACGATCCAGGGTGTGCCCCGGGAACAGGTTTCTATTGTGTCTCGCCTTACGGATGATCAATCCTACGAAAGCACTCAATGATACCTATTCTCCTCCACTCCTAGCTCATCACTCCCTAAAGAGACTGTTATTGTCCCGGGATGAGGTGACTCATCATAATTCTTCACTTGGTCCAAGAAGAAATACTATCAGCAAGAGAACTGTTAGCAAGGTATTGGCACCGAACCACCGCCCACACTGTCTTTAATCCACTTCACCTCTTCAATCTTTTCAGGTATCAAAAAGAAACCTGATGGACCAGGATTGAAAAGGATCTGTACTTTTGGTCTTCCAATTTGAAATTCACAAAGATCATCATTTGAAAAACGACTTATAGCACTAATATCACTATAATATTGCCGAGCATCATCGAAACCGTCCGTTGACTTTTTAAAGAAACCGCGGAGATTATCTTCAAGGTTAAAAACCTTGTTAGGAATCTCCCCATCGAAATGGAGCCCACCAAGATGGAAGGGAAGAGAGAGAGTCGAATACATCTGAGGGGTTAAAAGACTTTTAAATCGTCGATTAAACCACCTCTTCTGTAATTCAAGAACCTTCTTCTGCAACCCGACCGTAGGCGCCGTATCAAACATCTCTAAAAAGTTCTTCCGCACGGAACTTAATTCACTCAAAGCTATAGGATACTTTGAAAAATCATTAGAAAAGAATGGTCCGTTCAAATTAAGACGAGAATCATCTGAATTCAAACCTTTCTTCCGACCAGTTAACTGGCCAAAATTAAAATAATTAATCAATACAAAATCGTTAGGCAAATAATCATTTTTACTCATATCATATTTGACCTTAAAGAGTTGAGAATTTATTTGACAAAAATCATCAGAATAAAAACACTTTCCCAAAGACTCCTCAAGACCACAAGAACCAGTAAGGTCACGCCAAATTTTAAAATGCTCAGGATCACTACGACATAGAAGATCATCACCGTTAACCTTAACTTTCGCAACAGTCCTCATTTGCTTCATACGAAGCTGACATGAGAAACGTTTCTCCATAGAGAGATGCCATAAAGAATAATTGGCAGCACAGAGAATAGGGAAAGAAAGAATATGACCCATCAATTGTCCATTTATTTGATCTAAAACCTCGGGATCAGGTAATTCCATTTCATGGAATAGATCACCAGGTTGAGTCTTAGGAAAGACATCATCATTATAAATAATTTTTGATCGAGTCAGGGAGATCAAAGCACGCTGTCGCATCCAAGGAGGCATAGTTCTAGAACATACCTCCCAAACCAACTCTGTTAACTCTCTCTTTATCTTATCACTAGCAGCTTTAAAGTCACCTGAGAGAAACGCTCGAAGAAATCGATAATTTGGATCAACTCCGTTGTTCCAAAATGGTGATGGCTCCTGGGTATCAATCCAACCATTAACGTTCAAAAGAGGACGTATATGGTCAAGAAGATGGTCCCGGTTACTATCACCAATTATCGAAAATTCAGGCATAACTCTAAGGTAATTAAGAAGTTGCTTTTGAGCAGATCTAAGACCAAGATGAGTCTTCCAATTTGGCCGAGTAATCACTCGAATCTTAAGAGGTTCCAAAACACCATATGGAGAAACAGCACATGTATATTTTTGAAACATATCAAATCTCGTCCTATCAATTTCTTTTCGTAAATAAAAATATTCCCAACCTTTAACATCAGCAACAGTTGGCCCCACAAAATAAACGGGTTTCACAACTGGAGAGCTCTTACTTCTTACATAACCGGCTAGAAACGGAAAACAACCTTCGAACACTTTATTCCACCCAAATTCTTCCTCAGCAACATATTCTTCATATGCTGCTAATTTCTTATAGGAAGGGGTAAGAATATCATGTCGGGAGAAATGTGAATAATCATGTTGCAGAGCAACAATTGTTCCCATAGCTCCGTTGTTTTTCCTTTTCGACTCGATAGTGGCAGAAGAAGAAGGAATCTGGGAAATCTTCTCACTCATCTCAAAATTGAAATTCGAAAAAAGATCCTCTAATATTTCCCGTAAACGGAATTTTATCTCGAAAGGAAGTGAACCATCGGTCTTACATAAAGACTCCTTATGGTCTCTCATCGTCTGGATGAAAGAATCGGGAGAAAGGGGCAAAAGTCCCTTTTTCCAACCCTGGAAGAGAGTGTTTATTAAATACAAACTCTTTCTCTTCCATCTCTTTTCGTCCGAACGAATCCTTCCAAGACAATTTTTCATTGACTGGGGAAAAAGATCTAAACCTAAATTGAACATAATCGGTTTGGGCATTCTCTTAATCGAGAAATGACGATTAAATGCAATGTTCACCGTGTATTTTATATTCTGTATTAACACACCGGCGGCATGAAGTACCCTCCAACCATCAAGGAGGCCATCATGACTTGGGACGGGCTCTAGACCAAAAAGGCATAAAAGCTCTTGCAGACGATCAAAGAAATCATCTGCTTCATCGCAAAAAAGGTCAAGTAATTCCATCTTGACACTTTCTACTCCGCTTAGAACATTCAGCCGCTGCTGAATCAATCTAGGCAATTGATCCAACATTTGGTCGAGATTTTCAACATGACTCCAGCAGTCTAAGTTGAAAGTTCGATGAACAATACGGATTGATCTTCTACAAATAGAAAGATGGGTTTCCGCCAACCCGCTCATGGAAAAGGTAACAAAGGTTTACTAGCCTTTGTGGGAATTTAGGTTGTGAGCTTCTCAACCAGGTCCCCACCAAGCGCCAGAGGCTGGTGCCGCTACTCGGGGGTCTGGGTCAGTCCGCGGCGGGATTCGGCGACCGCATCGGGGGCAGCACCAGCCTCGCCGTTCCGTCTCGCGGTCGGGCGAAAGGCTCGCCTCCGGCG